ATAGCCGAGAACAGCAATACATTTAAAACGCCGCAAGATGTTATGACTGCTTTTGAGGATCTTATGAAGCAAGTCGAAGCTGAAGGCGATCAGGATGAGTAAGCGACTGGGTGCGGAGTTTTACACAGTTGCGGATAACGCTGTGTATAACGCATGCTGTGACTCAATACAGTTTAAATATCTGTGCATAACCTGTGGACAAAATGCAGGATGCTATTTCTGCAGCTTTAACCCAGATGAAAAGCACGAGTGCGATGAGTAGCGACACGCCCAAGATCCCGCGTAAATTGAAATGGATTTGGTGGTATGTGCTACCATCTATTCTTGTAACAGCATTTAATAATAATGCTTATGCTATAAATAATAATGATATAGAAAAAGAAAAATATAAACTCTATAGTCATATAAAACTAACTAACCATAGGCAATACCTATGTCTAGAGCAGCTTTGGTACTTAGAATCTAAGTGGAATCCAAGAGCTGATAACAAACACAGCACAGCTTATGGGATACCACAGCTATTAAAGCTAAAGATCAATAACCCTTATATGCAGATAGATGCCGGACTCAAGTACATAGCTCATAGGTATGGCACACCATGTAAGGCGTTGGCATTTCATCTAAAGACTGGGCACTACTAATGGCTAAGCGCGGTGATCCAAGGCGACAGCGTAAGTACAGGGCGATCAGGCTTACAGTCTTAGCCAGGGATCAGTACACCTGTTACTACTGCAACCAACCAGCTCATACAGTCGATCATATAATCCCAGTGTCTAGATCAACCGAGGCAGAAGCCTACGATCCTAACAATATGATTGCTTGCTGCTCTAGATGCAATAGCAAGCGTGGATCTCGTAATCAGGCTGTTTTTTTAGCACAGACGGCTACCCCCCATGCCTTTATCTCCTCTTTATCCCCGAAGGTGGTAGAAACAGTCCACAAAGGCCCGATGACTGGTAATCTGTAGAAAATGACCCTAGAACTTGTACAGAGCCCGCCAGCCCTTACGGGGGCTGTCTTACCTAGGCTGCACACGCCCTGGCTGGAAGGCGAATCTAAGGTAGATGCCATAATTAAACTTGCTGAGCTAATCGGCCAGCCCCTTTTAGAGTGGCAGATTGTAATCCTGCGAGATATGTGCGCCGTAGATGAGAACGATCAATTTATAAAAAAATCTAGCTTGTTAGTTTGCAGCCGCCAGTCCGGTAAGAGCCATGTTCTGCGTATGCGCGTACTAGCTGGGCTGTTCTATTTTGGCGAAATGAATATATTGATTATGAGCTCGCAGATGCTTATGGCCTCTAAGTCACTTGAGATTATGGCAGGTATTATTGATCGCAACGAGTTCTTACGCAGCCAGGTAAAGGGCGGCAATATTGAGAAAGCCTACAAGCGCACTAATGGCAATAACCGAATTATTTTAGAATCAGGGGCAGAGGTTCGCGTAGTAGCTGCGACTGCAGACTCTAGCCGTGGTTTAACTGCCGATGTAGTCTGGATTGATGAGCTGCGCCATGTTGGTACAGAGGCGATGGATGCCGTAAAGAGTACGACCTTAACGCGCCCTAATTCGCAGCGATTTTACACGTCTAATGCTGGTTTTAAAGATAGCCACGTCCTAAATGACATGCGCGAAAGATCGCTAAACAAGCCGCCTAAGTCGGTGGGCTACTATGAATACAGCGCGCATGATGGCTGCGATATTTGGGATCGATCTGCCTGGGCGATGGCTAACCCGTCTTTAGGTTATTTAATTACCGAGGCCGCGATCGAGGAGATAGTCGCTACATCCGATTACAGCGCGGTAATGACTGAGAACTTATGCAAGTGGGTGGGCACGGATCTATCGCCCTGGACTCCTGGCAGCTGGGATGAGTGCGCCGATCCTGATCTTATTCTGTCGCCTGGCATGTATTCGATGTTTGCCTTTGACATTGAGCCACACTCTAAACGCCACGCAGCTCTAATGGCTGGCGCAATCTTGCCCGATGGCCGCATAGGTATCAGCCTGGTTAAAACGTGGGAGTCGGATCGCGCTATTGATGAGCTAAAGATTGCCGTAGATATAAAGGCTTACTGCGATGAGTGGATGCCTAAGCAAGTTCTGTTCGACAAATATACCGGGCAGGCTATTGCCGATAGATTGCATAACTCAGGCGTAAAAATTGAGGACTGCTCAGGATCGCAGTTCTACGTTGCCTGTCAAACGTTTAAAGATTACATAGATAACAAGCGCGTAGTTCATGGCAATCAAGAATTTCTAAATGAGTCTATGGATAACGTAGCTGCTAAAAGCAACGATCAAGCCTGGCGTATCATCCGCAAACGCAGCAGCGGCAGCGTAGCCGCGCCAATTTCAGCAGCCATGCTGGTCATGCACTTATCTAAGCCGTTACAAGAAGCCAAAATATACGCATAGCGACACGCCGAGCAGAATCGGTAATGTGCTTGACAATTTGAGAAAATCCCACTTATGGGATTACTGGAAACTTTAGGCTTTAAGGGTAAGGCAGAGGTAACTGCCCAATATGCGCCTGCCATCATGGACAGTAGCTATGGTGCTGGCATGTACAGCTATAACAGCGGCCTATCTAACTATGGTTATGGCGTTGCGATCGATCGCAGCCTAGCTTTACAAGTACCTAGCGTTAGCCGTTGCCGCAATCTAATTGCAGGCGTTATATCAAGTATTGAACTAGGCCTATATAAAAAATCTACAGGCAAGAAATTAGAATCCCCGGTATGGCTAGAGCAACCAGATATACGCCAACCGCTTAGCGTTACCTTGGCCTACACAGTAGATGCTTTACTATTTTACGGCGTTGGTTATTGGCGCGTTACATCACTTTATGCAGACGATGGCCGCCCATCAGGTTTTGAATTTATTCCTAATACTCGCGTTACTGTAACTACAAACCAGTACGGCGATGAGGTTGAGTATTACTCAGTAAATGGCGTTCGCGTACCTATGGGTGGTATTGGTTCGCTAGTTACATTTCAATCATTACTGCCTGGCGTATTACAAACTGGTGGCCGCACTATTCAAGCTGCGTTAGATATTCAAAAGGCTGCAGCAGTTGCAGCTGCTACGCCAATGGCAACCACAATTCTTAAAAATACTGGTGCGGATCTACCTGAAGCGCAGATCCAAGGCTTACTAGCTGCGTGGAAATCAGCGCGTACTAATCGCAGTACCGCATATCTCACTAGCACTTTAGAAGCGCAAAATTTAGGTTTCTCACCTAAGGACATGACCTACAATGAAAGTTCCCAGTATTTAAGTACGGAAATTAGCAGATTGATGAACGTACCTGCCTATTACATAAGTGCAGATATGAATAACAGCATGACTTATCAAAATATTTTAGATGGCCGTAAAGAATTCGTGGCTTACTCATTACAGCCATTTATTAGCGCGATTGAAAATCGTTTAAGCATGGATGACATAACCGCGCATGGTAATCGTGTTCGCTTTGCGATCGATGAAACTTTCTTACGCGCAGACACTATGGCGCGACTAGATTCAATAGAAAAAATGTTAAACCTAGGTTTGATCGATGTTGCACAAGCGCAATCGATGGAACAGCTAACACCTAATGGATCAGGAGATACTGCAAATGTTGCACTTAACGTTTAATAACGCGATCGAGGCGGCCGATACAGAACGCCGCATGATCTCAGGCAAGATTGCGCCATACGGCGAAGTCGGTTATACATCTGCCGGGCCTGTCGTATTTGAACGCGGATCTATTTCAATTCCAGATGTAACAAAAATTAAATTACTAATGCAGCATGACAGCACAAAGCCAGTAGGTCGCGCTACATATTCCAGCGATGATGAAAGTGGCATGTATGCATCGTTTAAAATTTCAAGTAGCAGCCGGGGACAGGATGCACTTGTACTAGCTCAGGAAAACCTAGTATCTGGCTTATCCGTAGGCGTGGATGTATCCGCGTCTAAGCAGATGAAGGGTTACCTGTTGGTTACCGCTGCTGTCCTGAAAGAGGTAAGCCTCGTGGAGTCGGCTGCCTTTGATTCTGCAGCCGTAACTGATATTGCAGCCGCTAAAGCTGCACTAGAAGCAGCAACAAGTATGAAAAAGACAATCATCCATACAGAGATGATTGAAACCGAAACCGAAACCGAAACCGAAAGCGAGGCAGCTGTGACTACAGCCCCTATTGATACACCGGATGTACCGGCAGAAAAACCAGTCGAGGCTGCACCAGTTCAAGCAGCTCGCCAAATTATTCGCCCATCCGTATTAGACAGCCA